CGAAGTGGCTGGAATTGTTCAGGAGGTCGGGGGGTTTCTTGGGCCAATCATTGCTTGGTTCAAAAAGCCTTCCACCCCAGCGCCCAAGCCTGTGGCGAAAAAGAAGGCCAAGTACGTTGCCGTTGACGAAACCAAAGTCATGGCAGATGTGGTCAGCCAACTCACTGAGTTTTTTAAACTTCAAGAGCAGCTTGCAGCCCATATCAGGGAAGAAGAGGAAAAGAGCCGGAGCGTCTACGATCCTAATGCCAACTTGATGGAGGCCGCACTTAACCGGGTGATGGCAATTGACCAGATGGCAGCATTGGAAGTGACTATCAGGGAAACGATGGTGTATAGATCGCCACCCGAGATGGGGGCGCTGTATTCCAAAGTGTTTGAGATGCGGGATGTCATACAGGAGGAGCAGGAGAAGGCAAGGTTGAAGGAAGAAGCGCAGGAGAGGTTTAAACAATGGCAACGACGGGAGGAAAAAAGAAACTTCCAAGCAAAGTCGGCGTATCTCGTAGCGACTATCCTATTCCTCCTTTACCTGTGGTTGTGGCTCCTGTTCGTGAGTCGTTTGGGGAAGACGTGATGGGATGGATTGCCGCTTGTGTGTTGGTTGCCCTCATGCTCCCAGTGCTTGGGATGTTGTACTTGGATATTCTGGACGCCAAGCATGAAGTCAAGATGCAGACTGAGAAGCTTGAGCGGTTAAGGCGTGAGATGGAACAGGAGAGACGTAAGAATGACAAAACATGAACTTTCACTGCTGGCGCTTACTGTTTGCGTTGGCATCCTCTGCGGGCTGCTGACAGGGTGCGAAGACCGTTTTCGCTACACATGCCAAGACCCGACAAACTGGAATAACCCTGAGTGCAAGCCCCCAATCTGTACCGCCACTGGCACTTGCCCCGAAATGCTTATTAAACCCGAACCGGAGAAAAAGTGATGCCTACTGGTGCCTACAAAACAAACAACCGACTGACCGCTGAAGAAATTGAAGTCCGCGTCTGGGCTTTTGTCATCGTGACTTTGGTCAGCATCCTGCTTGGCGCGATGGCCATGTTCCTTTACTCGGTCACGTTTGTCATGCAGCCGATGAATGGCGCTATGGCGGCAATTGACAAGGTGTACACCGCTCAAATTTCTACCATCATGGTGTTCATCACAGGCGTTCTGGGCGGAGTGGCAGGTCGGTCAGGTATTAAAGCCGTAGCCAATGCGGTAGCCAAGGCCGAAGCTAACGACAACGATGAGCCGCCAAAGCCATGAGCTTGTTAAATCCATACGTCATACTTGGCATCGTCTTGGCGGTGCTGGGCAGTTTTGGTGCGGGGTATTACAGCGGTAAACAAAACGAGTACGAGCGTCAACAGATTGAAATTGCATCCCTGAATGCCAAGGCGCGGGAAACAGAACAGCGTATGGGTGAGGTTGCCCAGACATATGCACAGACTTTGAGAAAGGCCAACAATGTTGCAAAAGTTAAGGAGAACAAGCTTCGTGCTGATATTGCCTCTGGTGAGCGTCGGTTGTTCATCCCTGTTAAAGCCGAGTGCGCCGTATCAAGCGCCGGTACTGCCGCCGCTGCCTCCGGAGATAGCAGAGAAACAAGAACCGAACTTGACAGATCGGTTGCTGAAGCTCTTATCGCAATCACAACCGACGGAGACCAAGCCATCCGCAAGCTCAACGCCTGCATCGACCAATACGAAACCTTGAGGAAAATGAAATGACTCAATTGACAGCTAACTTCTCCCTCCACGAACTGACCAAATCCGACACTGCGCTGCGCAATGATCTGGATAACACCCCCGGCGAAGCCGAGACAGAGAATCTGCGCTTGCTGTGCGAGAAAGTCCTCCAGCCTGTGCGTGACCACTTTGGCAAGGGTGTCAAGGTGAACTCAGGGTTCCGTGCTCCAGCCGTCAACCAAGCTACCGGAGGCTCAAAGTCCTCAGACCATTGCCTTGGCCGAGCAGCCGATATAGAGATTCCCGGCGTAGCAAACGCTGACTTGGCGCAGTGGATCATGGATAATCTGGACTACACCCAGTTGATTCTGGAGTTCTACACCCCCGGCATTCCTGACAGCGGCTGGGTTCATGTGTCATACGACCCAGATAACTTGAAAAAGCAGGAATTGACCGCGACCAAGGTAGCTGGTAAAACACAGTATCTCCCCGGACTTGTAGCCTGACGCCATGCCATTACAAAAAATTCTACTGAAACCCGGTGTAAATCGTGAGAACACGAGGTACACCAATGAGGGTGGTTGGTATGAATCCGATAAGGTGCGGTTCCGCCAAGGCACGCCTGAGAAGATTGGCGGCTGGGAGCGCATCTCTTCGGCCACGTTCTTGGGTGTGTGCCGGTCTTTGTGGAACTGGGTGACGCTTGGCTTCCAAAACCTGCTGGGCGTGGGCACAAACCTGAAGTTCTACATTGAGAACGGCGGTGCGTATTACGACATCACGCCTGTGCGCGATCTGAATACGCTGACAAATCCGTTTGCTACAACCAGCGGGTCGTCCACTGTCACGGTAACCGACGCGGCTGGTGGCTTTTCTGATGGCGACTTTGTAATTTTCACAGGCAGCACAGCAGCAGGCGGCATCACTATCCTTGGTGAATACCAGCTCACACTGGCAAGCGGCACCACATACACAATCCCGCTGACTTCAACGGTCGCCATATCCATCGCAAACCCCGCTGTATTTACGGCCCAGTACAAGTTGGCCAACGACGTCAGGGTGTCTCTCACCACGACTGGGATGCTGCCTGACCCGTTTGTGGCGGGCACTTCTTACTATGTGGTCAACACATCGGGGTACACCTTCCAGTTGTCACTGACTTCTGGCGGCACGGCCATCAGCACGGTTGGTTCTGGCCAAACAGGCATCCACACAGCCACGGCAAAAGCCTCATCCACAACAGCCGCAGGTGGCGGCACAGTCTACGCCGTGTACCAAATTCAAACCGGTGTGGCAGCGGCTTCCCCGCAAAGCGGCTGGGGTGCTGGCTTCTGGGGCTCCGGCCCTTGGGGTATTGGTATATCCTCTACTGAGGCCATCCGGATTTGGAACCAAACGAACTGGGGCCAAGACTTGATCTACGGCCCTCGCGGCGATGAGCTGTACTACTGGAACGCCACAATTGGCTACACACCCCCAGCGGCCACAATCACAATTGCAACGCCTGCTGTGGTCAGCACATCTTTGAATCTGCCCAACAAGACCGCCATAATGTTTGAGACAGATGGCGCACTGCCAACAGGTTTGACCGTTGGAACCCTGTACTACACCAGCTACCTGACCGCCACCACGTTCTACTTGACGACCACGGCAAGCCCAGTAACCAGAACAATGACCGCTGTTTGTAGCGGTTCGGGTGCAAACACGCTGAACGTGACTGCTGTTGACGGTATATTGGTGGCCGGTATGACCGTGTTCTACGGCGGTGGGTTGACTACAAATCTGGGAATTTTGTCGCTTACAGGCACGGGCACCGGTGGCACAGGCACTTATTCTGTGAGTGCTGGCGCGGCAGTTGCGTCTTCTACTATGTCGGCCTTGACAATGGTCAACACGTCTGGTTCCCAGTCTGGGACACAGCGGCTGTCCGTGCGCGGCGTCCCATTGAGCAGCTTATCAGGCGCAGACGGCTACACACCCCTGTACCAGAACACGTTCACCGTCTCAGATGCCAGCAGGTTTGTTCTTGTGTTTGGCACCAATGACTACGACAGCACTACGCTTGATCCAATGCTCATCCGCTGGTCAGACCAAGAATCTTTGACCACTTGGTACCCGGCAATCACCAACCAAGCCGGTAGCGCTCGTCTTTCTCACGGTTCCAAAATCGTGACCACACTGCAAAGCCGCCAAGAGATTGTGGTCTGGACGGATTCATCCCTGTACTCGCTCCAATACCTTGGCCCGCCTTATGTGTGGGGTACTCAGTTGCTTGCAGACAATGTCTCAATTGCCAGCCCAAATGCCGCAGCAATGGCCTCCGGCGTTATTTACTGGATGGGTGTGGACAAGTTCTACAAGTACGATGGCCGTGTGCAAACCCTGCGCTGTGACCTGCGTCAGTACATTTACAGCGACATCAACCAGCTTCAGTTTGACCAA